TGGACACAGTGTACAACTGCAGTTAACCGAAGCACAAGCACAATATACAAATGGTATGCGTGCTTTAACAATTGCTATGCAGCAAGGAGAAGATCAATTAGGAAAATTTGATACTGATATGAATGCTGTAAGAAATACTATAGAAGATGGACTTATCACTGCTTTTTCTGACTTAGGAGATATACTGTTGGGTCTTGGAGACGAGACTAAGAGTTTTGGCGAGCAGGTAAAAGATGTGTTCAGAAGCTTTATGCAAAGTATTATAAAAGAAATACAAATGCAAGCAATTGTTAAACCGCTAGCTGGAGCTATTACTGGAATGTTATTTGCTGGTGGCGGACCAGTGCACCTAGCAGCAGGAGGCTCTGTTCGTCATATGGCAGATGGAGGCCAAGTAAATGCACTTCGCGATCGTGTGCCTGCTATGCTAGAACCAGGTGAGTTTGTAATACGTAAAAATTCAGCTAAGTCTATTGGACGTAATAGATTAGGACAAATGAATGCCACTGGTTCTGCAGGTATAGGTAATATAGAATTTAATATTGTTAATGAAGGCTCGCCTAAGCAAGCTGAACAAGAAGGTCCTCCTAAGTTTGATGCAGATAAGATAGTAGTTGAAGTGGTAATGAGAGATCTTGAAAATAATGGACCTATTAGAAAAGCTCTTAGTAGAGGATAAGGAAAATAAAATATGACCACCCCTATATACCCTGATGATGCAATAGCACCTATAACAGCTTTTTCTGTTATAGCTACTAGTACTTTTAGTAATACTGGTGTAAGTAGAGTAGTTTTTAATTTACCTAGTGCTGTTACTAGTAAAGGTGAAGTTACTGCTTTTGATGATGGTATTCTACAATCCACTACTACCTATAGCTTATCTAATGCAGGACAAACTATAACATTTGCAGAAGCTCCTAATGCTACTGAGTTGATAGTAAAAACAATAACACTCCCAGCTAGATACAGACTAAATAGAACTTTTCCAGAAGTAACATCTGCAGATTATGCTAGTGCTGCTATTACAGTTGACGGTAATACTTATAGTATAAATGGAGTTACAGAGGCTTTTGCTTTACCTTCTACTGTTAATGTTAGTACTACTAGTGATTTTATGGTATATGTAGGTGGTGTTTTTCAATCACCTTCGGCATATACTTATCCTTCTGTTACTTTAGCTTATCAAGGTATAGATATAGGTGATAATAGTGCTGTTAACTTATTAACTAACTTTGCTAGTAACTTAACTGATTCTAGTCCTAAAACGCATACTGTAACTATGAGTAGTGGCTCTGCTACATATAGTGCCTCTAATTTAGTATTGGATGGAACTAATTTTATAAAAGCTCCTTCTAGTACTGATTTTGCAGTAGGTGAAGAAAAATCTTTTACATATGATACTATTATAACTCCTGATTCAGGAACTACTATGAGTTCTAATCAAACCATATTATCTCAATATACTAATGCTTCTAATTATTATGCCTTGAGAACAGTAGGATCAAATTCTACTATAGGTTTTATTGTAAATAATGGAGGCAGTTTAACAGAGATATATGGAGGCAATTGTAACGGCGGTACTACTTATAATGTTGCAGTCTCTTATGATAAAGCTGACGCAGCTTTAAGATTATATGTAGCAGAAATCCAAGTCAGTGCTGTAAACTATAATCCTGGCGGATCTACTATGAGTGGTCCTTTATTTGGGGGAGCGTTAAATACTTCTGCTGTTGCAGGTCAAGAGCGTTTTAAAGGTAAACTTGAATACTTACGTATGGCAGACGGTTCTAGATATAGAACCTCTACTATAAATGCTCTTACACATACTGCTACTGTAATTGGTGGAGCTCCTTTAGGTGCTATGGATAGTGCAGATACATTATCTATACGAGTTTTTGATGCTTCTGTAACTGTTTCAGATAGGTTTAACTCTATGGCTGACAGAAAACCTGATGGAGGATTTGGGACTGAGAAAAAATTTGATGTAACAACATTTAAGTCTCAAGCTGGATATGAAAAAAGAAGATTAAATAGTAGAAGACCTCTTAGAGAGTATAACTTAGAATATACTAATATAAGTGGTGTAGAAAGAACTGCAATTGAAAATTTTTATAACGCTAGAAGCGGAGAATTTGAATCTTTTAGTTTTGACTTGTCACATCTAAGTGAAAGTGGTACAATAACTGCAAGATTTGATGGTGGTTTAAACATAAACCAAGTTCTATCAAGTGGTACTAGTTTAACTGATAATTTTTATTCAGTTAATTTTAAATTAAAAGAGACTTTTGACTGATGACTGCTAGAAATTACGATACAATATTAACTGTAGCTAATCCTACTGGATTTATTTCTGGTAATAGTATTATAGGAGTTACTAGTAAGACAGTAGCTTTTATTGCTAATGTTGACGCTACTGCTAATCAGTTAAAAGTTAAATTAAATAATGTATTGCAAGAGTTTCATACTAGTGAAACTATAAATTCAAATAGCGCTATTATATCTGGTGGAATAATAAATACAACAGTATTTACTCCTATATCAACAATTACTAATATTGGAGCAGCAGATAGTGATCGCACAGCAGGAACTTATGCTATTACTGCTACTGACTATACAAAAACAGGTGTAGGTGCTGATGCAAGTTTTAGCATAGTAGTAAACGATTCAGGTGCTGCAGCAGTAACAGTTACAGCTGGTGGCAATAGGTTTGTTGTAGGCGATGTTATAACTGTTGCAGATAGTAAGTTAGGCAGTGGCGGAGCTGCTGCGTTAACTTTTAATGTAGCAACTACTGGTGGATTTAGCGGTACACAATTTCCTACAGCAATTACAGCCATAACAAAAGCTAATCCTGGTGTTGTAACAATTATAGAACATGGATTTACTACAGGAGATAGATATTATTTTACTGATGTAGTAGGTATGACAGAAGTTAATGGGAATATCTATACAATCACCGTAATTGATGAAGATACTTTTAGTATAGTTAATACTAGTTCATTTACTGCCTATACAAGCGGTGGTAAAGTAACTAGTATTAATACTTTAACAGTTGCTGATACTTCAGGTATTGAGCCAGGCTATACAATCAATTCTCCAAATAGTAATGGGTATACAGGCACACAAACTGTTACTGCCGTACCCAGTTCTACAACATTAACTATATCTGCTCCTCCAAATACTATACCTAATGGAGAAGTAAAATTTGTTGATGTAACAAGTAACTTAGCTTCTACTCCTTTTACTGCTAATATTGCAACTAGTGAAGTAACTACTGCTACAACTACCATAGCTTCTCAACTTCCTAGCCCTTTTATAGCAGCAAAAAATGCTTTCACACAAAATCCTATAGTACGTTTATATGATGTATACTACCCAGGCGAGTGGTTTCCTCCAGACAAACACGGTAATCCTACTGGCGATGGAGAAGGACGAGCATGGCCCACGGATTTTCCTATAAAATTTGCAGACATAGCAGGAGACTTAGTATCTGATTTAAAGTATAATGTAACTTATGATGGAGAGTCTTACATACCCTTTCCTATAGATATAACTAGTATTAAACAAAATCAAGATGGTAAAATTGATGATTTAACTTTGACGGTATTTAATGTTGACAACATTATATCTGCTTTAGTAGAAGATCCTTATATTGTAGGAAATAATACAGCTAACGCCTGTGTAGCTAATGTTAATGGAGTTCCTGTTAACGGTATTGATCCCAGAACTATTAATTTTACCCCAGCCCAAGTAGGTAATGTTGGTGAAGTAGCTTTTGACTCTTTAACTAGAGCAAGAGGAAATGGTCTTGCTTATAGTGCAGATATTGTTGGTTATTATGGAAAGGCTAATGCATCTTTTACAAAAGATCAGACAGAAGCAATTGCCGGAAGTTGGCAGGCACAGAAAAATGATACTAGAGACTTGCAAGGAGGTGTAGTTAATATTAAAACTACATTTGCTAATTTTTTAGATGTGTGGCCGGAACATAGTGTTACTAAGTATGTTACTTCAAACATTATTGAAGTATATAATGCTATGCCTTATAGAGTTGGAGATACAGTAAAATCTTCAAAAGGTTCTACCACGGCAACTATACAAACCATAGAAGAAAATAGATTTTTATTTTTATCTAATCCACTAGAATCTAATACTAACATAGGTGATGAAATTTTTATAGTCAATGCTGATGTAGATACTGAATCGTATATAGAAGATAGATTTAAAATAAACAATTTAGAAGAATTAAATCAGAGTACTGCTGCTTTTGGCTTAGTAACTTGGTTACAGTATTTTAAACAAGTAACTCCTAGACGTAAATACTATAAAAATACTTGTCAATGGCAGTACAAAGGTGAAGAATGTCAATATCCAGGACCAGCTGGTGGTACTATACCTGGAACTTCTCTTAGTGCTAATAATAATCCTATTGGTGCTAATAATGAAACTGCTTCAGGACCTGAAGGTGATATATGCGGTAAAAATATATTAGCATGCAATCTTAGAAACAATGGAATACATTTTGGAGGCTTCCCTGCGACAGGACGAACAATCCCTAAACACTAATATAAAAGGTTGTATACTTCCATGGATGCATTTATTTGGCAGTTTAGGGGGTAACTTTTATATATGTTGTCATGCTGAGTATACTTCTAATCCCAAATCTATGGGAACCTACAAACAATCTTTAGGAGATATTTGGAATAATGAAGATTATAAACAAGCTCGTCTTAGTTTCTTAAAAGATGAAATACCTAGTGAGTGTATTGAGGCGTGTTATAATAAGGAAAAACAAGGTAGTGGTAGTAACAGATTACAAGTAAATCAAAGATTTTCTAAAAATGCTTACATACAAGATAAAACTAATGAAGATGGTAGCATAGATAATACTCCTACATATTTAGATATTAGATTTGGTAATCTATGTAATTTTAAATGCAGAATGTGTGGTCCTTATGCTTCTACTAGCTGGTATAAAGATAGTGATGATCCTAAATGGTCAAAAACAATTGATTACTATACTGATAATGACGATTTTTGGAAAGATGTACCACAATATATACCTAACTTAGAAGAAATATATTTTGCAGGAGGTGAGCCTTTTGTGCAAGAAGGTCATTATAAAATGCTAATGTTAATGATTGATTCTGGTTATGCTAAAAATATTCATATTAGTTATAATACAAACCTAAGTTATTCTAAATTTAAAAAATATGATCTTACCGAGTTATGGTCTAATTTTAAAAAAGTATCTATCTGGCCTAGTATTGAAGGATATGGAACTAGAGTAGAGTATGCTAGGAAAGGATTATCCTGGACTAAATTTGAAAAACATGCTATTATGTTTAGAGACCATATACAAACAGTTAGTTGTGTAATAAATATTTATAGCATAACTTCTATGCCAGATCTTATATTATGGTGTAAACGTAATGATTTTGATTTTTATGGATCAACACAGTTAGAGCCTTCTTACCAAAAAGTTACATGCTTACCTAAAGAATCTAAACAACAAGTATTAGCTATATATAAAAAATTTATAAAAGAATATAGACCAATTTTAACAACATATGACTTAGAACAAATAAAAAATTGGCTAAGTTATATGACTAGCACAGATGAAAGTAATCAACTAGCATCTTTTAAACAGGAGACTGAAAGAGTAGATAAGCTACGTAATGAATCATTTGTTAAAACCTTTCCGGAGTTTGCATCATGGTACGAAAATATATAGGTTTACCCCATACCTACTCAGGTATAAATTGTATTACTTTAATTAAAAGTTTTTATCTTAATGAATTAGGTTTAGACTTTTCTTTACCTGATTATCCACATTCACTAAAATGGATGAAACAATTTAAACCTGATAATGTTGATACATTAGCAGCAAAATGTTCTAAAAAAGTAAGTTTGACAAACGCTAAAGATTATGATGTAATAGTATTCAAATCAGTAAAAACGGATTTAATAATACATTTTGGTATGTACTTAATGCCTTCTAAAATGTTACACATCGCAGCGGGGGGATTTTCGCGTGTAGAAACTTTATCTGACGATTGGATAGAGAGTATACATTCGATCTATAGACATGACAGTTTGGTATAATAAATATAAAGATTTTCCATATTTACATTTAGGTAATAATGCAGAGACGGGGATTGATTGCTTTAATCTCTGTAGATTAGTATATCTAAAGGAATTAGGGATAGATATTCCCTATATTAGTTCTGATTTTTGTAATATAGTAGATGAAGATTGGTATAGCAAAACTCATAATAGATACTTTGAAAAACCAAATGGTGAAGAACCTGGTACTTATGGATGGAGAAAAGTTAAGGACATACAGCTATATGATGTTGTTACTATGAGTTTGGGATCTACTAATGTTACTAATCATTGTGCGTTATACGTTGATAGAGGTAAAATATTACAAACCATGATAAAACATAAAAGTTGGGTAGCACCTTACGGTAACTACTATAAACAGTATACTACGGGGATATTTAGATGGAAAGATTTGTAAAACTAAAAGAAGATATGAATGCACATGCTTTGCGTGATTATCCAAAAGAGTGTGTAGGTATTATAAGTAATGATTTTACTTACATTCCTTGTTCTAATATTTCTCCTTACCCAAAAATGACATTTTTATTAGATCCTGCAGATTTAGTAAGAAATGATGGAAATATATGGGGAATATTTCACTCACATCCTGGTGATGAAAATCCTATCCCTAGTAAAGAAGATAAA